GTGATTTTCACTACGTTGCTCATGCGATCGCCTCCGTGGTTAGGGTTGTGAGCAGCATGGTCGATTTCCGCCCCTCTTCTTTGGCGTGGTGGATGTCGAACACTTCGTTCTTGTAGCTCAGACGATAGCCCGATGCCGCTTTGAGTCCTTGAAATTGTTCTTTGTAGCGGATACGCCATTGCGTTTGATTTTCGGCGCGGTCCGCGTCGGTGATCTCGCTTTGTTTGCCGCGTTCTTCGACTTTCTCCGCCCACGAATGGCATACATCCACCCAAGATTCCACAAGGCCGCCCGCTTCATCCTTGGTAAGAATGCGCTTCTGAATTGTGACCCTGCGATCAAGTTTGCCGATGTTCGCCATTAGAAAAACCCTCCAATCTTTTGGTTTTCAATCAGTGCCTTGAGCGTGAAAGGGATTTCATACGTCGAGGCATACGCCACAGGGGCGCGGTTTTCGTAGAAGTGGGCCACCAGCATGCGGATGGCATGCTTGCTCATCGCTGGGGCGCAATCTGTGCCCGCGGTGAAGGTGATCTGAATCGCATCGATCCGATCATCCACCGATGGCGGCGAATTTTTGAGCTGAATCATGCCAGGCTCGGCCGTGGTGATCACGCGATAGTCGCTCGCGCTCATGGTGGTGAGTGTGTCGGCATCGGGGGCATAGTATTTCACCGATGTGACCGACAAAAGCGGCGTGCGGTAGATCGGGATGACATACGCCGAGGTATTCTCGATGCGCCCGATCTGATAGAAAAGATCCTCCCACGTTTCAGCGGTCATTACATACGTAGCAATCGCCGAGGCGCGGCCCGTCAATGCGTCAAAATATTCCCGTGCCACCGGAATCAAGTCGCTGATGTAGGCTTGATCTTCGGTGGAATCCACGCGCAAGTGCTCGCTCGCCTGAGCCAATGTGATCGGCTCGGCGTCAGGTTGCGCAGTGATGGAATAGTGTGGGCGCATTACTTGCCTTTTTTCTTACGTGCTGCGTTCTCGCCCTGGGGCAATTCGGCGGTTTCTGATTCTTCTTTTGTAGTCGGCGTGAAATAGATGGCCGCGCCTTCGTTGATTAATTCGATGCACGTTTTTTCGGGTAGCTCCACGATGCTTCCTGTTTCTCTGTGCTCGCTCAGGGCGAGGCAGTCACGTGTGAATTTTACAAATTTTTTCATGATAGGAAAAAGTTAAGAGGGGGCGGGCTTTTACCTCCGCCCCCACTGTGTCATTGGAATTATGCACCAAGAGCGTCAAGCATCGCCGCGAACGATTTCGGACGAACTACGCCGCCGTCATAGTAGCAGTTAGCCACAAGGGTATACAAACCGCTGATCGCGTTGGTCTTGTCGCGCACCATTTCCAAGGAAACGCCACCCCAATATGCTTCGTAGAAATCCGCGAAGTTTCCGAAGAAAATCGCAGAACACACGGAAGAGGATGTTCCCTTTGTCAAGGTGCGGCTGATTGCGTTGGTGAACGCTGTACGGTAGCCGTTGAGCATGCCGCTATCGCCAAGGATGAAGTTTCCTTCAACGCCAGAAGATTGGCGAGCAGTTTCCTTCAGCTTCTTGCGGATTTGGCCGTTAGAAGCGTAGGCGAGGTTGTTCAGCAGCGCGTTTTGTGCGTCAACTTTTTCCTCGAGTCCGGTGATGTGGGTCCAAGCAGGGGCAAGACCGTTAGTCCCACCAGCAATGCTGCCGATGCCGCTTGTGCCAGCGATACCCGTAGGCTCGTTGGTTCCGCCACCGTGAAAGAATGCCGCTTCACGAACCGCGCCCATTTGCGTGGTCAGGTGATTGCGCAGGATTGATTCGATCGCACTTGAAGATTGTTTCAAGAGTTGCTCGCTAACGTCGATGTAAGCGGGCAAACGGCGAGGCGCAAGCGAGAGCATGGCAGTCGTTGGCGATACTTCATCAGACGATGCATTTTCCGCTTTCTTCGCTCCCGCAGTGCCGGCAATGATGCGAGGAATATCGAGATTCCCAACAAGACCTTCCAGAACGGTAGAGCCAAGCCCGCGCAAGATGGAAGCATTGAAGAAATCATCAAGCAATCCAGTCTTGTTGGTAGCTACTGTCATTCCGCCTTGGTCGCCCGTGACGGATGTAGTTCCGGTTGCGGTCATGTCGCGATTTTCACGACGAACCAACATGCGAGGAAGCACGATGCCAGCGGTTTGGATGCCAGCGGCGCGGGCCTCTTGCAAACCTTCCGAAATCATTTCAAACTCGATGCCGTCAAGGTTTCCACCACGTGAACCGCGAGCATCTGCGTGCATGTGGTTGAGCAGTTTCGCCATGTCGAAACGGTTCACGTCACGTGCTTCTTGCTTAGTAAATTGCGGCATGTTTTGCGATTCACGCGCCATCTGACGCACTTCAGCATTGATCAGCGAGGTAAAGCCGTCCGCTTCTTTTTCAAACTGATCGAGCTTGGTTTGCTCGTCCGCTGTCAAGCCTCGATTTTCGTTGGCGGCAGCGTCGAGAATTTGACGAACTTGAGTGACAAGCCCGCCCCGTTTTTCCTGTAGTTCTTTCAACTTATTCATTTTTTAGGTCGTTAATGGTTAGGCAGGCTTTTCAATTAAGCTCAGTCGCCGCTGCCAGTGGCTCAGAGAGTGTTTCTCATCAGGTTTTGGCTCTGATGTTTTGCGAAATTCTTCCAGCGATCGCAGCGCGACCGTGGCATCCGGATAAGCGGGGGAAGTAACGGGGGAAACGTCAAAAAGGCGTTTCACTTTGGTGATGGTACGATTCACAATCGTGGGTCCGTCACCATCTTTGGTTTCTTCCCAGCGTTGGCCGTTTTGGTCGACTTGGAACGAAAAAGAAGATTGATCCACATCTCCGCGCTTGATGCTGGTGACCAGATCGCGGCCCGCTTGGGTGTCGGGCGCTTCAAACTCGTAGAACAAGCCCACGTTGTCGACGCCGATTTTCAAAGTTCCTTCGCCGTTTTTGGAACGGGCAAGGATCAGATTGTTATCATGATTGAACAATGCGCGGACGTCATCGTTGAGAACGTCATCAAATGCACCGGGTTCGATGGTTTCATAAAACTGGTAGCTTTCGCCACCGAGATTTTCGCTCCGCGTGTTGAATTTCGCCGCATAACCAAAGATTTTTTGCGCGCTCTCGGGTGCACCGTCAGCCATGGCGCGCAATTCAAATTGCGAGGCATGCAAGCGGGTTTCGCGCTGGGAATGTTGAGTGATTTTCATATTCTTATTCTTCTACGGCCACAATCATGACATTGACGGCGGCGGTGTTGGCTTTGGCGTAAATGGTGCCGCTGGTCGGCGTGAACACGCTTGCTTTGCCCGCAGCGATTTTGAGTTTAAAAACGGTCAAGCCCGAATCACCGCCGATCTCGATGTAATTCGTGGCGTCAAGGTTCTGAATCATGAGCTGTTGTGGCGCTCCGGTGATGTCGCCAAGGTTCAACGTCTCGGCCGTGGTGCCGATCGTTTGCGTGGCCTGCGTCATGTCAGCACCGGCCATATTGAAACGGCCCGAGACAGTTTGTCCCACGTTCGCGCCCGATTTGGTCGCTTTGAGATTCAGTGAAAAATATCCTTCGTTTGCCATAATTACACGGGGGCGGTTTGTTGTTGTTGCTGTTGTTGGGCGATGGTCGGATTTTCAAAATCATCGCCACCATCGCGGTTCATGTAGCCAAGCTCCGAACGAACTTCATTCGCGGAAAGCACCTTGATTTCACGCATCACTTTGAAGAAGTTTGCGCGGGATTCTAGGGCAACGTTGGCAAGCTCATTGCGGTCAAATTCGTAGTAGTAGCCTTGACGGATTTCGTCAGTAGTCAGCAGAGTAAACGCAAGTGATTCCTCCCATCCGCGCAAGTGTGAATCGATGCAGAAATTCAGGAATCCAAGTGTTTGCTGTTCAATCCCCGTACCCCAATTCGATGCGGTAGAATCACCGATCATAAAAGGCGGGATATTGTAGATCCGTGCAATTTCCTGCAGCTCGAAACGGCGGCTTTCAATGAATTCGGCATCGACCATGCTCATGCCATTGGTCTGCTTGAAATCAAACGTGCCGTTGATGATCGGCATCCGTCCTGAATTGTGCGCGCCACCATAGTTTTGCTCCCATTGCAAGCGGGCGTCATCGATGATCTCTTTTTTGAGCACGCTTTGCGTGGTGAGAAACCCAGGGAAACGAGCGCCATTTTTCATCAGCGATCCCGCCGCAAGTGTTTGGGCCATGGATGTTCCAATTGATTCGCGCAAGAGGGTGATGGGCGACAATCCGCGCACGCCGTCTTTGGAAAGTTGGCGAACGTGAACAATATCCGACCGATTGAAAATGCCCGATTCGTCTTTGATCTCGTAAGCGACAAATTTCTTGCCGTTGGCACGCTTGATCAATTTTGGCTCGATTTCAGAGGGTGCAATCCATTGCAGTTCGCCAGGGCGAAAAGAGGAATCGCGGAAAACGCGGGCGTATCCGTTGCCGCCGAGGCCCTTGCCTGTTTCCATGAGTTGCCGTAACTCAAATGAGGTGTGAAGGTCACCTGGAAGGGTGATCACATCGATGGCGGGCCGATTCTTGACCTCTTCGGGTCCTTTGGCCGTTGGCCGGTAAAGGTAGATCGGCAGCTTTGCGATCATGTTCGCAAATAGCGAAACGCACGCCGTGACTGCCGCGACCGTCAGCGAATTGTTTTCGTTGACGTTTGCCCCGCTCGAGGAAGGATTTCCCAGAATCTGAATGATCCGCCCATGTTTCAAGTCGCCGACCTCTTCATGTGTTGAGCGTTTTTCGGGCAAATTGCGCCCGATGGGCTCCAATCGCGTCACTGGTTCGGCGCTCGGGACATCACGACCCGAGCGCCTTGCAGTATCATTACGATTGAAAAAACTCAGACGCACAAACGCAAATTATCTTAATGCAATCAAATTGCAATAGTAAATCTTGTGCAATAGTGAAAATTTCACTTAAAAATTGAAAAATGTGGTTTCATCCCCTGATTTGTCACGCAACATCGCCCGCCCCAGCGCCATGATCGTTCCGACAACGGGGTCTATTTTGTTCGTCGGGCTCTCTTTATTGGGGAAAACATTGTCCTTTTTGTCAATTTTCCCCGTGGTGTTACTGATCGCCCATGCCAAAACAGGGTCGCCGCAATGAATGATCCGGCCCGATCGAATCAACGCATCAAGTTCTTTCATCGGTTCGGACATCGTTAGGACCGTGTTTCGGTATTCCACCATCGGAATTCCTTCTTTTTCCAGTGCCGGAAACACACCCCATGCGCGGTTTGGGTCGCTTGGCATTTCTTCGACCTTGTAGTCCTTGCAAAACGTCAACACATCCTCTTTGAAGTGGTCCAGGTCCGTCACCTCTTCGCCCGCCGTTTCAATCCATCCCGCGATGTGCCAATTTCGATAGTGCTGATTCTCTGGCAAGTTCAATGTCGCCTCGGGTATGTAGTATTTTCCGAAAAGTGCATATCGGTCATTCGGCAAGCAAAACAATTGCATCAGCGCTACCAAGTCGTGCTTGGACGCAAGGTCTCCCGAGAGGTAGCAAGGAAATTCCTTGTAATCAGCCCGCTTGATTTTCCGCCCAAGTTTGTTCCATTCGGCAAGATTGAAAAACGCCTCTTTCACGCTCACCCACAAATTCAGGTGTTTGGTCTTGAATGACCCTTGACGGCTTGCCCGTTGCTGGGCTGATTTCATGTCGGCCATCATCGCGATCGGTTCGATCGAAACGCCCCAATTGGGATTTGCCTTCATCAACGCTTCCTTGCAATCCCAGCGGTCGCCCTGGTCAATCGTGTAAATGATGCAGAATGTCGTTTCGTCTTCAAACCCGTTTGCACATTCAAGGATCTTCTCGCAGTTCTGCCAGTCCTCTCGACACGGCCCACTCACATCGGCTCCCGCCGTCGAGATCACCATCGAAAGCGGTTGCTCCCTCGCCCCCATGCCTGTCTCCATCGTGTCGAGCTGGTCACTGGTCGAATGCTCGTGATATTCGTCAGTAATGGCACAGTGCGGAGAGTCACCGTCACCAGGCTTGCCAATGATCGGCTTGAAGATCGACCCGTCTAATTCCTTCACCAACGTTTGCGCGTTGACCGTCACGCCGCAAGCCTTGGGCAAATTCGGGCACAGCTTCGCCATCTGTCGAGCCGGTTCGAACACTTTCCACGCTTGCGCCTCGCTGGTCGCCCCAGCGTAAACTTCGGCGCCTGGTTCCCCGTCTCGAGCAAACATCCACCAACCCACGGCCGAGGCAATAAACGATTTCCCGTTTTTCCGAGGCACATAAATGCGGGCCTTGCGAAATCGCCGCTTGCCTGTTTTCTTATGGACCCACCCAAAAATCGAAACAAAAATGAACGCTTGCCAAGGCTGTAATTTCAGCGTTTGCCGTTTCCGCGTAACCGGATCAAGCCGCGCCCACTTACCCTTGACATGCGGCAGCTTTTCAAAGAACCGACAAACCTTGTCGCCAAGCTCAGGATCAAACCGATACGGGTAGGCCTTCGTGATCGAACTCGCAATGTTTTTCTTGTGCCGCTCACAAGCCAACTTCACCCACTTGCAAGCCGGAATTTTTTCACTGAGAACATCCGCCACATACTTTTCCGCCGCCTCCACATGAACGAGCTTCGGTTGCTTCGGTTTTGGTTTTCTCGCCGCCATGGCGTTTAGTCCATATCAAATTCGTTAACCTCTTCTTTTTTGACACCCGTGAGCTTGCCGATCGTGGTAGGTGTCAACCCCAGCGAACACAAATATTTGTAAGCAATCGTTTGCGCTCCCAGTTTGATCGTCCAAGATGGATTTTTGATTTCCCCCCGTTCCGTAATGCTGATGTGCCCACGCTCCAGCAAGTCAGCCCCAGCAATTTCAATATCACCGATGGCATCCGCCGCAATCGTGATCACCTCCGCATAAGTCGGCGACAACAAACCAATCAACGTAATGGCAGGATCAAAATCAATCGGCGGAGTGTTTGCTACGCTTTCGATCAAGGACGTGAACTTTCAAAAG